ACCTACTATGTTGTTGGTTACTCCAGCACAAAAAGTAGTTGCATCAACATTCACAGGTATTGCTACTCGTTACCGTGACGTTCCAGCAAACATGCAAGCTCAAGTTATCGCTGCTGCTGATGTATATGTATCTGACTTTGGTATTATCCAAATCGTACCAGATCGTTTCATCCCTAACGCAGACAATGATGATTGCGCTTTCTTGCTTGATCCAGAAATGGCAGCAGTTGCTTACCTTCGCCCATTCCAAACATTAGAATTGGCAAAAACAGGTGACAGCGAAAATACTGAACTTTTAGTAGAGTACACACTAGAAGTTAAGAACCAAGCAGCGCATGGAATTATCGCCGATCTTACTTGATAAATCAATGACTTAGGATAGGGGGGCTTCGGCTCTCCTATTTAAAATATGACAAAATCAATTAATAACGGAAATACAACGACATCGTTTATTGATAACGGTGATCAGCTCATCATTGAGCAGAAGCAAGATATTAGTGCGATTATTGAGCATAATAAGGCTCTATATAACCAGTCAATGGATCGCAAAGGATGGGATGGCAACAACGCCTTCGCACCACAGAACAAAGTAGCATCAATTCCATTAGTGGTATTTGCAGAACTAGAAAAACAAGGCATTACTCGTGGATTTCAAGTGCTAGATATGGATCGCTTTAAGGCGTTCTTAAACAATCCTGACAATCAAGTGTTTCGCACTAGGATGGGTACAGTATGAGCATTACTAACTATGCAACGCTACAAACAACAATCGCTGATTACTTAGCACGTTCTGACTTAACAGCACAGATTCCGCTATTTATTCAGTTAGCAGAAAACCGCTTGCGTAGAGATTTGCGTATTCGTCAAATGTTGAAAGTATCAACTACGACTACCGTAGCTAATGACAGCACAGTAGAACTTCCATCTGACTATTTACAGATGCGTGATTTACATATCAATACTAATCCTATTCAAACTATTGAATTTGTATCGCCAACAAACTTTTATCGTAATACATACTCAACAATTACTGGATTACCAAGACAATATACAGCATTAGCACAAGAGTTTCAGTTTGCACCTATTCCTGATGCTGCTTATACCATTCAAATGATGTATTACGCTGCACCACCTTATTTAAGTGACTCTAATACATCTAATGTATTTTTGGCTAACTGTCCAGACTTATTACTATACGCTTCACTAGGTGAAGCAACGCCTTATCTAATGGATGATGCACGTTTAGCAACTTGGGCGCAGATGTATGACAAGGGTTTAGCATCACTAACAGTTTCAGATGATCAAGGCGAGTATGCAGGATCACCTATTGCAATTACATTAGCTACACGTTAAGGAATAAATTATGAAACTTTGTGTTAGATGCAAAGTTGAAAAAGAAGATTTAGAGTTTAGACAATTAAAAACTAGACTTAATTCTTGGTGTAAAAATTGCTGTAAAGAGCATAGAAAAGAATGGTATCAAAAAAATAGAGAACTAGAGTTAGATAAAGCTAAAGCATATCATCGTGCTACTTATGCTGATAAACGTGATCATAAGATTAAAAAAGCTGTTGAGTGGGTTAAAAACAACCCTGAGAAATATAAAGTCAATGCTAAAAAATGTTACGAAAATAACAAATCAAAAGTTATGGCTTATGCTGGTATGCGAAGAGCATTAAAAAGAAATGCAGTTCCTATTTGGATAGATTCAGTTAAAAATAGTTTAAATGCTATATATGCTATGCGTGATTGGATGAATTTAACAATGTTTGGAATTAAATATGAAGTAGATCATATTATCCCATTAAAAAATAGTAGAGTATGTGGACTTCATGTTCCTAATAATCTGCAAGTAATTACACAATTTGATAACAGAAGTAAACAAAATAAATTTTTAGAGGAATTAAATCATGGCTGAAATTTCCAATTATCTTGAGCAAGCCTTAATCAACGGCACAATTCGTGGCACTAACTATACTGCGCCAACAACAATCTATGTTGCATTATATACAACTGATCCAACAGATGCTGACACAGGTACAGAAGTATCTGGTGGCTCATATGCTCGTCAATCTGTCACATTTAGTGCGCCTTCTAACGGTACATCAACAAATAGTGGTGTTGTAGAATTTCCACAGGCTACTGGATCATGGGGAACAATTGGTTGGCTAGGTCTTAGAGATGCCTCTACTACTGGTAACTTGCTTTATCATACGGCACTAGATGTATCTAAGCCTATTACAACAGGTGATATTTTCAAAATTGCAATTGGTAACTTATCGGTGACACTAGCATGATTGATTTAAAAACAGAACCAGCAGAATTAAATTTTACCATCGAGATTAAACGTAAAGATACTGGAAAAGTTGAAGTAGTACAGATGGTAGGTCACATAATCAAACAAGAGGAAAACGAACATGGCAGTCACACACTCAACAGCGGCTCGTAACGCTGCAACAGACGCAGTAACGGCACTTATTGGTGCATCTGGTAAGCTAGTATTCCGTTTATCTGGCACAGTATCTGCTGCTGGTACAGCGGTGGCAACATTATCACTTTCAGCAACAGCTTTTGGTGCATCATCAACTGGTACAGCAACAGCCAATGCGATTACAGCAGATACCAATGCGACAGGTAATGCTTCACCTATTGCTACAGCTACACTACAAACATCTGGCGGCACGATTGTCATTCATTGTGCAGTAGCAGCATCAGGTAGTGATATTAATATGACAAATGGCTTGACAGTCGCTGCTGGTGATACAGTATCTTGCTCTAGCTTGACATATACAGCACTTAGCGCATAAAGGGTAGAGTATGGCGATTACCGTATCGCTGTTAGGTACTCCTACCTTTAACACTACGAGTGGCAGTAAAACTGTAACTGCTACTCCTGCTGTAAATGATTTAATCATCATTATTACAGCGCATAGTGGGAATACATCTACTGCTGCGCCTACAGATAATAACGCTGGTGGTGGTGGTACTTATACGCTTGTTAATACTGCTGTAAAAGCTACATCAGCCGATACCATGAAGGTATGGGTTCGTAATAACTTAATTACATCAGCAACAAGTACAGTATTTACACATAATCCAAGTACATCAACTGGCGGTGGTTTAGTTGTCATTGATTGTCAAGGAATGGACAAAGCAGGTTCTGCTGCTATTGTTCGTAGTGCGATACAAAGTAATATTGCATCAGGTACGCCAGCTCCAGTATTAGGTGCAGTTCCTAGTTTAGCAAATGCTATTATTGGTGCTGTATTTAATGGTGCAAACCCTGCTACAATTACACAAAGAACTGGCTATACAGAGTTATACGACTCAGGTTATAACACACCAGCCACAGGTTTAGAAGTCATTGCTGATAATAGTGGTGAAACCTCTGCAACAATTACATGGGGAAGTTCATCAGCAACAGCATTTGCATCTATAGCAGTTGAATTAAACTCTTTATTAACACATGCAACAACTGGCTCTTTAACTGGACAAATAGGCTCTGTATCTGGAACTGCTGTTCATAATTCATTACATCCAACAAGCGGTAATTTAACTGGTCAAGGTTCTACAGTAACGGGAAATGCAACTAGTTTTAGTACATTTACAACAACTGGATCTTTAACAGGTCAAGGTTCTACATTAAGTGGTGCAGCAGATAGAGAAGCTCCTGCTGTTCCTCATATTACAGATGGTATTTTAACTGGACAAGGTTCAGTCATTGTAGGAAGTGCTGCAAGATTTAGAACTTATGCAACAAGTGGTATATTAGCTGGTCAAATAGCAGTTATTGATGGATCAGCTGATCATGAAACATTAATTGTTCCACACATTACTTCTGGAAACCTAGTCGCTGGTAATGCAATTATTGTTGGAACTGCAACAAGATATAGACAGTTTGCTTCATCAGGGATATTAATTAGTAATGACTCAGTTGTTAGTGGAGTTTCATTACATAATAAAATTCATACATCTGACGGTATATTAAATGGTGTACAATCGTACATTAATGGTGATGCAGATCATGTATCATTGTCACATGATGCAACTGGATTATTATTTGGTCAATCATCATTAGTTACAGGTAATGCAAATAGATCTACAGTTAAATTATTTAGTGCAAGTATCAATGGCATTGCTAATGTATCAGCCTATGCCAATAGAATAGAGTTTTTTGATGCTTCAATTACTACAAGTGCAACAATAACTGCTTTAGGTGGATATTTACAATCTGCAAGTGGTTCAATTACAGCAAATGCACAACTTGAAGTTAATTATATTCGTTATGTTGATGCAACTGGAAGTATTACTTCTGATTCTACAGTTTTGGCTTATGCAAACGCTCTATACGGTGCAAACGCATCAATAGATGGAGTAGCACTTACATCAGCATATGCAAATGCGATATACAGAGATTTTGCATCAATTAGCGTAACAGCATCAATTATTGCTAACTGTAATATTCTTGGTGACAATTGGACATTATTACCAGATGGAACGAATACTTGGTCAGAAAATGTAATTGGTTCAAATATATGGACTAATACAACAGTAAATACAAATACTTGGAACGAAAATACAGTAAATAGCAATACATGGGATGAAGCAAGTGTAAGCACATCAGATTGGCTTAGAATAGGATAAATCATGGCAAAAGTAAAAGTAAGTGAATGGAGTTCAACTCCAGCAAGTAATACGGATATTGATGGAATTAATCTAGCAGAGGGTATGCTACCTTCAGACGTTAATAATGCCATGCGTGAGATGATGAGTCAGTTGAAAGACTTACAGTCTGCTAATCCTACTTACTATACAAGTGATGCTGATGCTTTAGCTTTAGGTGCAGGTGGTACAGGGTCAATTACAGCTGCTGGTGCAAGAACTAATCTTGGGATTACAGGTACAGGCGCAGATACTACATACGCTTATCGTGCTAATAACTTATCAGATCTAGCTAATGCGACAACTGCTCGTAGTAATTTAAGTGCAGCTAAATCAGGTGCTAACTCTGACATTACATCACTAACTGGTCTAACTACAGCATTAACAGTTGGTCAAGGCGGTACAGGAGCTACATCATTAGCTGGTGCTGGCATTGCTCAAGTTGGGGTGGCGCAAACATTTACTACTCCTCAACGTGGCACAGTAACAACAGACAACGACTTATCCTTTGACTTATCAGTCACTAATAACTTTGTCTGCACACCAACAGGAACAGGCACACTTACATTTACTAATCACACAGCAGGTCAAAGTGGCTATGTATTGCTGATTAACACAGGTGGCTATGCTATCTCTGCTGCTGCTACTACAAAAGTAGGCTCATCATTCTTGACAACAATTAGTACGGCTGGAACGTATTTAATCAGCTATCTAGACAACGGAACTAACGCTTACTGCACATCTAGCGGAGCATTGGCATGATTTTAGCAAACGAAAATGCCATCTCAAGTGGTGGCTACGTCATCAATAACTCATTGCGCTTTCAAAGTGCGAGTAGTCAGTATTTGAGCAGGACTCCTGCGAGTGCTAGTAATAGAACTACATGGACATATAGCGTGTGGGTTAAGCGTGGGGCGTTAGGTGTACAACATGCTATGTTTACTGCTGGTATTGGCACTCCAACATTTACCGTCTGCGCTTTGCAATTTACATCTAGTGACACTATTGCTTTTGAAACTGCTTTAGCTGGAACTACAAATGGTCGTAGGACTACAACGCAAGTATTTCGTGACCCGTCAGCTTGGTATCATATCGTAGCTGTGTTTGATACAACAAATGCAACCGCATCTAACAGAATGCGTTTATATGTAAATGGCTCTCAAGTAACAGCCTTTAGCGCAACTATTGACCCTACGTTGAATTTAACGTCAGAGGTTAATAATACGTCTGCTCATTATCTTGGTGCATACCCACCTGCTAACATTTACCTATTCGACGGCTACATGGCAGAAGTCAACTTCATTGACGGTCAAGCCCTAACACCATCCAGCTTCGGTGAAACAGACCCTACTAGCGGTCAATGGGTAGCCAAGAAATACACAGGCACATACGGCACTAACGGCTTCTACTTGCCATTCTCTAATGGCACAAGCACAACAACACTAGGTGCTGATTCAAGCGGTAACAGCAACAACTGGACTCTGACTAACTTTACTCGTAGTGCTAGTGTAAGTGATTGCTGGATGTATGACGTACCTAGTGGCAATGGTTATGCAGGGACACAGCCAAGTAGTAACTATGCTGTGTTAAATCCGTTAGATAGGAAAGCAGTTCAAAACACATTTTCTGAAGCTAATCTAAGAGTAACTACTGGAACTACAGAGCAAGGACCAGTGTACGCAACAATGATGTTGCCACAAGGTAAATGGTACGCAGAGTTTTACATCACCAATGCTACAAACGCAGAGCCAATGCTTGGTGTTGCAAACATGGAAAATTCAAACGAGAATTGTTACATTAGTAACTTTTTTCCATCTACTGGAAGAATTACTGTCAACAACACAATTATACAGACTGGTTTTACAGGACCAGTCACTGGAAACACCGTGTCTGTTTTGGCTGATGTAACTGCTGGTTCATACACATTTTGGATTAATGGAACTCAAGTTGGTACAGCACAATCAGCCACAATAAATAATCCATCATTTGTTATGTTTGACGGAAGAACAACATTTGGCACTACTTACCAAGTAAACTTCGGTCAACGCTCATTTGCTTTTTCACCTCCAACTGGATATAAGGCTTTATGCACATCGAATCTACCATAAAGCATAAACATCACATTATTCCTATTCACATGGGAGGAAGTGATGATGCTGATAATTTAATTGAATGTACTGTTGAGGAACATGCAAACTTTCATAAAAAGTTATATGAAAAATATGGCAATGAATTTGATTTAATTGCTTACAGAGGATTGTCAGGTCAAGTAACAATGACGGAAGCAAAGCGTCTTGCTCAATTAGAAGGCACTAAAAAAGGTGCAAAAATATCTAATGAAATAAGAAAGGCTAAAGGTAATACTATTGGTGCATGGAGTAAAAAACATAACCATGTTGCTACAATAGCTACATTAGAATCAAGACAGAAAGGTGCAAGTATTCTCAATTCGCAAAGATGGAAGTGTTTGGAATGTGGGATTGAAAATCATGCCTCTGTAATAAGCAGACATCAAAAAGCTAAAGGACATACTGGCAAGGAGAAGATATGCCTACAATAGTTAAAGGCAGTGATTATATGCAAGCTGTTACCTATACTGGTAACGGTGGAACTAATGCAATTACAGGATTGAGTTTTCAGCCTGACTTTGTATGGATTAAAGGCCGTAGTGGTGCAACAGACCATGCGTTATATGATGCTGTTCGTGGTGCTACGTTAGATTTAGCATCAAATACAACGTCTGCTGAAACAACACAATCAACTGGTTTAGTATCATTTAATAGCAATGGCTTCACACTCGGTGCATTGTCAAAGGTCAATACCAATGGTGCTAGTTATGTGGCATGGTGTTGGAAAGCTGGCTCATCTACTGTAACCAACACTAACGGCACTATCACTTCATCTGTGAGAGCTAACCCGACTGCTGGCTTCAGCATTGTAACTTATACAGGTACAGGTGCTAATGCTACTGTAGGTCATGGTTTAGGTGTTGCGCCAAAGATGGTAATTGTAAAATCTCGCACAACGGCCGCAAGTAATTGGGTGGTTTGGCATACAGCATTAGCTGGAACTGATTATTTAGTATTAAATTCAACCGCAGCCAAAGCAACTGCTGCTACTGTATGGAATAGCACTATACCAACATCAAATGTATTTAGTATTGGTACTGACCCTGGTGTAAATAATAATGGCGCATCACAAATCGCCTACTGCTTCGCTGAAATCTCAGGATTTAGTAAAGCATTTAGCTTTACTGGAAACGGCTCTACTGACGGTAGCTTTGTCTACTGTGGCTTCCTTCCTCGTTTTGTAATGTTAAAACGCACAGATACAACAGGTGATTGGTATATGTGGGATACAGCAAGAAATACATACGATGTAATTACCAATACATTATTAGCAAATAGTAGTGCGGCAGAAACTTCTGCTACATCAATTGATGCTTTATCTAATGGCTTTAAAATGCGTAATACTACTGCTGGCTTTAATGCAAGTGGTGGAACATACATTGGTTTTGCTTGGGCAACTAATCCATTTAAGAATAGCAACGCTTTTTAGGAGTAATTATGTTTTATTCATCTACAGACGGACAATATATTCAAGAGGGTACTCAGTTCACCATTAATTCGGTAACTTACCCTAGCGGTTGGCTTAATCAATCAACTGCTGAACAAAAAGCTGAATTAGGATTAGAAGAAGTCGTAGCAACTAACTCACCATTCAATCCTACTTACTATTGGACAGGTGAAACACTTAACGGTGCTACACTAACCTACACAGGCATACCAAAAGACTTAACAGACATACAGAAACAAGCCGTAGCGCAAGTAAATCAAACTGCCTACGCTATCCTATTGCCAAGTGATTGGATGGCTTCTAAAGCGTTTGAAACATCCACTCCTATTAATCCTGCATGGAATACATGGCGTGCTTCTATTCGCACAACTGCGGCTGATACTATTGCATTAATTAACTCTGCAATAGATGTTGATAATATTGCAAATGTTATGGATAATATTTCTTGGGCTAATGACCCTAATGCACCTATTCCTGCTAACTTAATGGGAAACTAATTAATGGCAACTGTACGTATTCCATTTAATGAGTGGCTGCCAGATCAGCCTTCTGTTATTCAGTCTATGAAGACTGCAATGAATGTTGTGCCTATTGCAAGTGGATATGCACCTTTTCCATTATCTGCTGACTATTCAAATAATGCATCTGAAACATTGTTAAATGTTGGTACAGGTAAATTTAGTATAGATACACAATTATTTGCTGGTAGTGCGACTAAATTATATAAATTTGATTCTGCTACATTAAATCTTAATGATGTGTCTAAGGCTGGTGGATATAATACTAACTCATGGGATTTTGCACAGTTTGGTGATTCATTTTTAGCAGCTAATAATGCAGATAAAATTCAAGTATGGACTGTTGGCACATCAACAGCATTTGCTGATTTATCAGTATCAGCTCCTATTGCTAAATATTTAACAGTTATTCGTGATTTTGTTGTCGCTGCAAATTTAGATGCAGAAGCAAGCCCTAATAAAGTGCAATGGTCAAATATTGCAGATGAAACAAACTGGGTAAGTGGTGCAGCATCTCAATCTGATTTTCAGTTAATCCCCGATGGTGGCAATGTTACTGGTTTGACTGGTGGTGAGTTTGGAATTGTATTCTTAGAGCGTTCAATTGTTCGTATGTCTTATATTGGTAGTCCATTCTTCTTTCAATTTGATACTATCTCTCGTAATCTTGGTTGTAAGTATGGTGGATCAGTTACACAGTACGGTCAAATGTCTTACTTCTTATCAGACGATGGATTCTATTCATGTGATGGATCAACAATTACTGGCATTGGTAATGAAAAAGTAGACCGTTATTTTTATAATACGATTGACTTAAATAAAGCTGAAACAATTACATCAGCCATTGATCCTGTACGTAAACTTGTTGTATGGAATTATCCTAATTTATCACAAGGTCACTCATTACTAATTTACAACTATCAGCTACAAAGATGGTCACAAGCTGAAACTACTGCTGATTATATTGTTAGTGCTGCATCATCAGGTTATACCTTAGAAGCTCTTGATGCATTTGGTACATTAGATACGCTACCAACATCACTTGATAGTTCACTATGGACTGGTGGTAACTTCTTATTTGCTGGTACAAGTGGCGCAAAGATTATTACCTTTACTGGTGCAAATTCAACAGCAAGTTTAATTACTGGTGATATTGAACAAGGGTACAATTCTGTGGTAACATTAGCAAGACCACAAGTAGATAATGGAAGTGCAACTGTATCAATTGCTTCTCGTAGGGAATTAAACGATACTATCACTTATTCTACTCCAGTCGTAACTACATCAGAAGGTCGTGCATCCTTACGCTCTTATGGTCGTTATCATCGTATTAAAGTAATTCCTACAGGTGGTTGGACAAGTGCTATCAGTATTGACGTAGATTTTGCTCCACAAGGAAATCGTTAATGTTTCGTAATCTTAATTATTCTGGTGCTACTCCTCGTGAAATATCAGAGGTAGTAAATAACATTATGAATGGTAAGACCAATAATACTGGTTCTATTACGTTAGCAACAGGTAATGCAACAACTACTACAATTTATGATGAACGTATTGGATATGATTCAATCATATTGCTTTCAGCAACAAGCAGTGAAGCAGGAAATAATTTAGTTCCTTATGGTTCTTTTCAAAATACAGTAGATCAAACATTTGCAGTAGCAAATACTGCTTATACAGTTGATTTTAATACGAC